GTGTCTGGCTTGTCAGGCATGTTTGGCATCCGGGTTGCCTCCCCCTTGGGGAGATTGATAAATCCGGCTCACACAGCACTCCCAGCTCGGAGCAATGGGTGTGGTGGAGCCGAAAACGAAAAGGCCCCGATCATGTCGAGGCCCTGAATAGGGTTCTGCAATCAGGAATTCTTCGGAGCCTGGGTAATCTTCACCAGACCATCAGGCAGGATTTCCATGTGGGATGCCTTCACGATGATGTCGGGCTTTAACTCGCCCGCCATGCCAATGCCGATTCCGATTCCGAACCCAGCTGCATACGGCTGGCCGGTCGGAGACAGCTCAACCCGGACCGACCACTCGTTTGCGATCTTGGTCTTCGTGATCGAACCGTCGTCGACGAATGCCTCGCTGACATAGGTGACGCCATCGACCACCTTGAAAGGTTCGATATCCACGGGCGCGCTCAGGTCGCCAAACCTCCAACGAACCACGCCGTCCACGATCCCCGTAGTGCACCCACCTGCGCGCACAATCCGCGCACCTGACACCTTCGCCTTTTCTAGGCGATCAGCCAGCTCTTTCTCGGTTTCTAGGCGATCGTAGGTCAGCGTAGTGCGCAAGTCGGAACCGTCGCAGTCGAACGAAAAGTCTTTGGTTGTGAATTCGGCGCTGTCGCGATACTTGGCCGGGATCTTCGCGACCTCGGCGCCGATGAACGCATAGCGCTCAATGGCGTTGGCCGGCAGATCGTATTCAGACCACTCACCGGCTGTCACAGTAATCATCTGCGCTTCAACGCTTTGGGATGGGCGCACCGGGTTGATTTCGAAATCACCAGTAAGGGTGTTGAACTTCCAGCCGGAAACGCCCGGCACGTAGTTGCTGGATTGGATAGAGCCGGACATTTGCTGTGCCTCATAACGAGAAAAGCCCCAGCGAATGCTGAGGCCCTGAATAGGTGCGCGGTCTTTCCCGCAGTCAGCCAAAGACCAGCCCGGCGTCGACGCCCCAATGCATCGATCGCGCCGGTCTTGTCTCGCGCCACCCTGGAAGCACAGTGAGGTCAGGATGCACGGGCTGCCGGTGTTTTTCCGTAGCACTGCACTACTGGCTTATCAGCGTCCAGGCCTTCCGTGAGGCTGCCCTGGCTGCAGTGAAACTCAGGCAATAAAAAACCCGGCGCTTGGCCGGGTTCAGGGTTTCGTGTGCGTTTCGCGTTACTTGTGCACTATGGGGAAAGTACATCAAAAACCCCAACACGACAACACCTTTATGCCGCCACATCTTCTTTTTCTGCGTGAATAACCTGCCATACAGGCTGCTGTACACGAATATCCACTTCTTCAATGGCATCTCGCAGGAAATTCCACGCCTCCTTCCAGTCCCGATCCCATACCTTGGGCTCTATGTGGACGCCGTAGAGCTTGAGCATACCCTCGGCGATACGAGCTGGCCCCCACTGAGCGCCGCCATGAGCCTCTACCTTGTAGGACTGCAGGGCCATCGTCACAAGGCAATGCACCTTCGCTTCCTTTGCTTCGGTCAGGGCGGAAAAGTCCACACAGCTCCAGATCAGCTTCTCGGCGTTGAGCACGTGAGCGAGCGTCATGCATGGGTGATACAGGTAGTGCCCGAACTGTTGCTCTTGGAATGGCAGGGTACCGATGGCGCGCAGGACTTTGCCTATGGTTGCCAGGTGTGCAGCTCGGGCCGTTGACTTGCCAGCCGATGTGCGCCGGGTTTCGCTGATGCTGATCCGCTGCCCAGGCACGGAGAAGCGCCCGGCCTCCTCCCCCTTCTCGCTGCCCAGGGCTGGGAATGACGCCTCGCGCTTGCCGATGCGCCCCCCGGTCTTCACCGGTGCAGACTCCGCCCTGTCGATGGCCACAGCGCTGATCGACGCGTTCGATTCGTGCTGTGCTTCGGTCCATACCTGTCTTGCGTTGATCAGCTTCATGCGGCTTCCCCTTTTTTCAGCTCTCTGGTCATTGCCCGGTACTTGGCCTTGATGGCCTGCAACTGCTCGATGGTGTAGCGCTGGGGCTCATGAGGCCCTTCCAGCCAATCCACTTTGTCGGCGCCGATGCGCTTCACCAGCTCCAGCCGGTAGTTCACGATGTCGCCCGATTTGTGGTTGTTGCACGGCGCGCACTGGCGCCACACGTTCAGCGGCTCGAAGCGGAGCTCAGGATTGCCGCCAACCGTGCGGTAATGCCCGGCGTGCCACTGGCCGTTGTGGTGCCGGCCACAGCTCACGCATGGAAGACCGATATCCCGCTCGCGGACCCACGCGTTGAATGCGGCCTGGGCCTCTTTCATGTGCTGGGTACGCGTCTTGATCTTCACCTTCGCGGCGCGCAGCTCCTTGCGGCCAATCTCGGCCAGAGCCTTGCGCGCTTTCGGCTCATGCCGTGGAGCGTCGATCATTGCGCATGCCGGACTGCACACCGCCTGCCCTATGCGCGAAGGGACGAATGAGGCCCTGCACGTAGCTACGCGGCATTTCTTCGGCTTGGCCGGCTTTCGCTCGATGCTCATAGCGCTTTCCTCGCGGCGCGCTCAACTTCCGCTTTCCGCTCGCGGCGCTTACGCTCGAAATCCTCGATTGACCGTTGGCGGCGCTTGTCGATGAAGTGGCCAGCAATCACGCCAATGACGACGGCGAAGAAAATCACAATCCAGAATTGTTCTGACGCACTCATCAGTACCGCCCTCCCCAGTTGTCCTTTTGCGTCCAGCGCACCTGGTGCTCGGCGCCGAAGGCATACACCCATTCGATCAACTCACCGCACTGCTTCACGGTGAGCTTGCTGGTGCGCTCGTAGATGACGTCGAAGCCGTTACCGTCTACGGCCGGTATCATCTGCGGCTGGTCGCCCGACTCGCGCAGCCAGGCGGCCGTCAGCAGGCGCTTCCAGATCAGGACATCCCACTTCTTCCCGGCGTGCTCGACCTGGGCGGCGATATCTGCAAGGGCAGCGTGCAGGGCCTTGTTCTGCTCCCCGCTGCGGTCAACTTCGGTGATGGCCAGCTTCTTTGGCTTCGCCAGGTCCAGGCCGGCGATATAGCCCATGGCCTTGTTGCGGTCTGATTCGTTGCGGATCTGAAGGCTGGTCATGCTGCAGCCTCCGCCAAAGTCGCGCCCGCCCGCTTGGCCAAAAGATGGTCACGCGAGATGAAGGCGTCTACGACAAACCCACCAAGGTCGACCGCCAGCGCAATGCCCTCGCCCTTCCCGCGCGCCACGTAATACTTGCGATCCTCGCGCCCTTGAACCGGATCAAGGACGAAGTAGCCCTCGTCGGTGACCTCGATCAGGATCTGGTGGTTACCGCCTTCGATGTTGAGCGAAGGTGACGTGCACAGATAAACACCCACATCTGCCAGCGGCGGGCAATCCAGACTGAAGAACGCCGTGTATTCAACGCCGAGGCGCTCCAGCATCTGGCGCAAGGTCAGATCCCCATCGCGATAGGGCTTGTGCATCTCTTCGATGACTTCTTGTGCCGGCCGGCCAACGATCATTGCCATGCAGGTCGACACGCAGCTGTACGGGCACGGTTGCATTTGATGAGTGATGATCGGATTCATGACTGCTCTCCCTTGCCCATGGCGGCGTCGATTACTGCAAGCACACCGGCACGGCATTGCTCGCCATCCGAACCAAGCTCGCGTGGGCCGTAGTAAGCAGCGTTGAATGTCTCTCGCAGGCGATCACGCGCCATTCCCGGAACGCGCAGCCGAAGATGATCACGCAGCGCATCGTTCTCTGCCTTGAGCTGGTCGCGCTCTTCCATCAAATCAGCGCAGTCACCACGCAGCGAACGGATGGCGCGCATGTGAGAATCTTCTGGCAGGCACCCTCCATGGGGCGAACACATTCCAGCCGTCTGGCAATGCATCATGGATTTTCGGCAGATAAGGTCGCTCATGGCCGTTGCTCCTGAATTTTTCTATCAACACAGGCCACCCAGAGGGACGAGCCTCGCTCGTTTGTTTTCGCGCAGACTTGAGCAAGGCTCGGGGCCGGCGCTATCAAATATCCACTCAGGACGATCACGGCGAAGAACAACAGCCCGATAGCGGCGCCTTGCAATACTGGCCAGATACGGCTCATCGCGATGCCTTCTTCGCTGCGCGTTCGGATTCGTCTTTTCGGATAGCTCGGATCATCGTGAAGATGCAGTAGCCGAGGCAGATCGCGATTGGCGCGAAGAGAATCCAGCCGTTGAAAACCCAGGCCTTGCGCCACTCCAAGGTGCCAATTGTGGTTCCTTCGTAGATCCATGGGCCGATCCAGATAGTGTTCACGGGCCCCCAGATCACGAAACAGAAAACCAGCATTGTCAGCACTGCAACGGCGCAGCGAATTCCCGCTTTGTCGATGTGATCTTTCATCTGGATTCCTCCGCTATGCGCTGCGCATCGCGCTTGATGTTCATTTTTGCCAGCAGCAGCTCGCGGGCTGACTTGCCGTCGGCCGGGATGCCTTGCTGGAGGATTCGCGCCTGGGTCTGTTGGTCAGCCAGTTCGTTGGCCAGCTCGAATTCGGTCTTCTGGCTGTCGTGGCCGATGCCGGTGGCGATCCGGCCGTCGAGCGGATGCCCGGCCTGGGCGCGGCGAAGGATGATTTCGTAGTTGCGGTCGAACCTGGCGCGCAGCCCCTTGTCCTCCTGCTTCGCTCCGCGAAGGTCAAACAACCCGGTAGCCTCAGCGGCCAGCTTCACCGCTTCGTGGCTGTACGTGGTCATCAGCGCTTCGATCCAGGCGTCAGCAACAGCCGGCATGCCGAAGTCTTCAGGGCCTGGCACGCACATGGCGATGAACTCACCAACGCTCGGCGCGAAAGGCTTCTTGAGCTTGCGGCACTTCTGGATACCGAACTCGATCTGCTCCAGGGTGCGTATGCCCTCGTCGGCGAACTCCTTGATCCATTCGGCCTTGGCGGCGTCGAGCGCTTCGGTGGACGGCCACGCCTGGCGCCATGCAGGGAAGATCCCACGCAGCCGGCGGAACAAGTCGTTAACCACCTCGACCGTCTGCGGCGTGATGTCGATCGGCTGGACATGGCTTTCAGCGGGCAGGTTGCCCATGGTCGCCATCAGTTGGTTAACTGGCTTCATGGGCGAGCCACAAGGCCGTCAGCCCACGCCTTGCTGTTGAAGTCTGGTTCGCCAGACTGAGGGCGCGGCGTGAACTGGTGGACGTTGCTACCGGCCGGCGACGGATCAGGCACTTCGTCTTCCCAGCGCTTGCCGTTGATCCAAGTCGATGCGTGGGGGATGAACCGGCCGTCGTCCTTGAGCCAGTCTGTCGTTAGGCATTGCGCCCCCAGGGCCTTAACCAATGAATCGAAAAGCTCGTTGGTCAGCTTGAGCTTGTCCCACGCCTTCCGTGCAGCCTCCTTGCCCACCTTGCGTGGATACAGGGCCCAGAACTGCGCGAACAACTCAGCGTGATCGACCTCATCATCGCCATAAGTCTTTTGTTCTTTATCTTCTCTTCTCTTCTCTTCTCTGGTCCGCAATTTGTCCGCATCACTAGCGGACACGTTGCGGACATTCTTTGCCTTTCTGTCGTTGCGCTTGCGCTCGTTATCGTTGGCGCGGCGCTTGGCGCTGGCCCCGTTATGCTCCTCAAAGCGCGGCATTACGAGGCTTCCATCGTCCTGGATACCCGCCCATTCCACGTCAATCATGGCCTGGGTAAAGCCTGGCCAGCCCACTACCGCATCCATCGCGTCGACGGTGTAGCCCACCAGCACGCCATCATCACAGTGGGTGTCGAATATGCTCCAAGCGATATGCAGTCCGCCGATGATCCGCAACCTGTCCGCTTTCAATGCGGACACCATTCGGAACACTTTCGGATGCGTCTGAAGGTCTATTCGCATTTTTATCCAATCTCCGGCCATTACTTGGCTCCTTTGCCGACAAGGCCGGCCAATTCAAGGAAGCGATCCACGTACCAGTGAGGCTGCGTCTCGCGGGGGCATTGAGGGCTGGTGAGGTTCTTGCCGTAGGCCAGGCCTTTCTCGGTCACGGACCAGAAATCGACCATTTCCTGCTTGGAGTTTTTGCGCTGGAGCAGCGTCAGGAAGCCGTGAGCCTTGAGTGCAAGGTTGAAAGCGCGGGCGGTGCTGGCGATGGCGTGATCTTTGATCAGGGCGGTGATTGCCTTGGTAGGCATCGAAGAGCCGCCAGCGGCGTCAGGCGCAGCGTCCACCGCATAGCCTGGAAGGAACTTGGCGTCCAGGCCGTTGTTGGCGGCGATCTTGGCCAGCATCAGCATCTTGCTGGAGTTGGCAGGCTTTAACAGGCGGTCGAAGCATTCCAAAATGGCAAGCTCGCCGACGATCTTGGAGTTGTTCGGGCCCTGGACGGAAAAGGTGCCGGTCTTGCGAATGCTCGGCAGAACCTGGCCCACCACCCACTCTTCGAACTTCTCGGCGGCCGGCAGCTTGGACTTCATCACCAGCCGGTACAGGTCGCGCTCAGGAATAATGGTCATGAAACCACCACCCTGTTTCGGGGTAGTGGTCGCGGCCTTGCAGTGACGGGACACGGCGTTCTCTGGCTTCGAGTAACCCAGTGCGTCAGCGACGTCGCGGGCGACAAACCAGGGGTCGCCGAGCTTGTCGGTGATTACCCGAATTGCGGCGCCGTCGAAGTCGAACGGAATCACAGAGGAATTGCGCGCCACGTTTTCAGATTGCGAAAAACGTGGCGCAAGATTGTTGGGGCTATTGATCGATTCGGTGTGTTGGTGCATGATTCGCTCCAGTTGTTTACCGCTGTAGAAAAAGCCACCCTCGTCCGGTGGCTTTTTTGTGTCTGTAATTCAGGCCGCCTTCACGGACTGCTTGAAGACTTCCAGGCTGACGATCACTTCCTCAGCCTCCTTGAGCAGTTCGGACTTCTCACGATTGCAAACCCGGCCATCAGCCTGGGCGTCGAAGGCAAGACGGGTCACGTCGGCCAGATCGGCGTGGAGGCGCAGAAGCGCAGAGTTGAGGTTGATACCCTCGGGCTTGTCCTTCGGCACCAGGTCGAAGCCGAAAGCCTCGGCCCACGCTTTCAGTGGGCGGAAGTCTTGGGTGAACTTCATAATCCGGTGCAGCTCCTGGACGTTCAGCTTGTGGCTGTCGTAGTCCGGGTTCGCCTTCTGGGAAAGCAGCGTCTTCGAGGAGAAGCTGGCGCCCTCTGCAATCCGCCCTGCCCCGTGATCGTCAACCACGTCATAGATCGCCTTCATCAATTCCTGCATGTAACACCTCGAAATTCTTTACGTGGCGCCCTGCAGGTGCAGAGGCGATCATTTGCTCAATGGAACGGCGGACAGGGATGTCGCTTAGGCTGCCTGCGGTCTTTTCACCCTTGGTGGGTAAAGGTCTGGCCGCAGCTCAGAGCGATGAACCCCGGTTAATTTCTCGATCTCCAGCACTCGCTCAGCAGGAACGCGCCCGGTGGCGCACATCTTCTGCACTGCTTGTGGCGTGACCTTCAGTGACCGAGCTAAGGCGGATTGGCCGCCGGCAGCTTTCGCGGCCTTCTGGATTGCTGTCTGCGTCATACGCACCTCAAAGTTACAGCTACAACCTAAGGTTAACCCATGGACGCATTTATCTACAACTCAAATTCGCAATTACATCTACAACCGTTGTTTGTATGATTCGGCGATGAAAAATATCGGTGAGCGCATCGCGCAAAAAAGAGAGGCGGCAGGCCTTAGCCAGTCGGAGTTGGCCCGTCGTTTGGGGCTGAGCCCTCAGGCTGTCCAGAAGTGGGAGGCTGGCGTCTCTACGCCACGGAATAGCAAACTGGGCGACCTGGCTGAGGCCCTCGGCACTTCGATGGGCTACTTAATAGATGGCGGTCCTGGTGAAGCGGGCCGAGCCGCGCCTGACTCGAATGCCAGTTCCATGAAGCCCATTGATGGCTGGGACGAGAAAACCCCGCTCGACGATGACGAGGTTGAGGTTCCGTTTCTGCGCGAAGTCGAACTGGCTGCAGGATCGGGCCGGTTCGTGATCCAGGAGGACGAAGGGGAAAGCCTTCGCTTTCGCAAGAAGAACCTCCGCGAAAACGGTGTTCAGTTCAGCAACGCCAAGTGCGTGACCGTCCGGGGCAATAGCATGACCCCGGTTTTGCGTGACGGTGCGACTGTGGGAATCGACTTGGGCAAAACAAGCCTGGGCGACATCATTGATGGCGACCTCTACGCCATAAACCATAATGGCCAGATGCGCGTTAAGCAGGTTTTCAGGCTTCCGTCAGGGATCAGGTTGCGAAGCTTCAACCGCGACGACCATCCGGATGAGGACTACAGCTTTCAGCAGATGCAGGATGAGCAGATCGGCATCCTGGGTCACGTGTTCTGGTGGGGGATGTACGCCCGGTAGGGAAACCCGTTATGAGGCGGTCGTGCAGGCGCCGCCGAAATCTTGCTGGGAAATCACCTGAATTCGGTGAATACGCGCCATTTTAGAGTTTGTAGAGGCTCGTTAACCTGATTATGATGCCGCCGGTCGGACGGCCCGCATTAGGGGCCGCGGAAATAGCCGCTTGCAGGATCCAAATAAATAATCGTTATTTACGTCGCTGCGTTGGCACCATACTATGGTGTCACCTATAAGATTTATAGGTATTCATGATGAGTAAAAAGCCGCTATGGACAAGGCAGCAGCTAGAAGATCTTGTGCACGTCTTGGCGCAGGATTCGAACAGGGTGGTGTTTCGTGAGCATTGCATGGAACGACTTTCCCAGCGCGGCGTCACTGTCACTGAAGCATTGCGCTGCTTGCGTCGTGGATCCATTACCAGGGGTCCCACGTATGACAAAAAACACAAGAATTTTGAATTTAGGATGAGCGAGCCGCCTCCGCGCGATATCGTCTGCATGGTTGTGGCCGTAAATCCAAGTCCTGAGCCTGGCGAGCTGTTCGCTATCACGGTATGGGAGGTATGAAAATGTACAAGTACACAGGTAGCGGCCTGGATGGCATCTTCCTGAAAAATGGATATACGATTGTTCAGACGTCGTATGGTCCAGGCGTGCGGATCGATGACGTAGACGGTCTACACCGAGCTATTGCGCGGGACATCATTCGCCAAAGAACCCCAATGACGGGCCACCAGTTTCGTTTTTTGCGAAAAGAACAAGATCTGATCCAGGAAGAAGCGGCTGCGATTTTTCGGGTTGACGTTCAGACAATCGCTAACTGGGAGAAGCGTGGCGCAGAGGAGATCCCTGGGCCTCCTGACGTAGCGATGCGAGCCTTTTACTCGGCATTCATTCACGCTAATTTCGGACCAATTCTTTTCGAGCCAGACGCCGAAGCACACGAAGGCGCTGCCTTTGAGAAAGATGGCGATACCTGGAAAGAATCAGTATTGATGGCGGCTTAAAAAAACCAACTATCTCACACGAAGCCCGGCCCCGCGCCGGGCTTCTTGTTTATTCCCCCCCCCCCGCCCTGAATCAATGCGACCTCTTTGAGCGGGCGCCTGCCTGCGCCTTCGATATTGGGCGATGACGTGCGTGGTAGAATTGGAGATAAATTCAGGAGGGACCCATGAAAAATATGATTCAAGGATTTATCGCTGCAGCCATCGTGGTCGCACTGGGTGCTTATGGCTGGATGCATTATCAAACACAGCAAGAAATTGACGCTGGGGCAGCTTACGCCAGACAAAGCTCAGCGTTGGTTATGCAGCAAATGGCGATGCTTTCCGACGGGGATAATGTCACTGTCGCAGACTTTTTTGCATCCACGCGCAAAGCTACAGAGGAGCTTTCGAACTGCAGCTTAGCGATTGACTCTCGCGAGTGGCGCCGCAGTCATAGCGCGCGGGATGCGGCCAAAGAAATATGTTCATCAGCCAAAAGCCTGATATCAATGCTCTCTATGGATGCGAAGGCGCGACTGGAACGACAGTCGGCCAAGGACAGAGCAGAAAAGGCCTCGGCAGCTATTTCCAAGAGCAAAAATAGCTACGAGATAGAGTTGCTCACATCGCAGATGGATGAAGCCTATGACGAGCAAATCAAAAGCCTTGAGCAGGAAATATCCAGCCTCAAACCCAATGCAAGCCGCGTTCAGGCATTTCTGGCAGCAAACGACAGAGCGGTCAAAACGCTTGGCGTGCCAGGCTTGAGCCAAGACGCCAGATCAAGACTCCAGAAGATGTACCCCGAAAAATAGCAATTTCCCCTACTACTCAGAGCCCGCCCAGTGCGGGCTTTTTCATGCCTGCGATTCGGACCTACAACCATGGCAAACCCCATCGACAACTTTAAATCGAAAAATCTACAACCAAAAAGCTTGCAAGCTGTAACTTATGGTTGTAGATTTAATCCATCGCAGCGACACACAGCCGCCTCGAACCGCTCTTTAACAACTCAGGATCCTCGCCATCGACTACCCCAGGAATGCCCTGGTAAGTGCGAGCAATAAATAGTCGATGCCACGCCAGCTCTGGAACTGGCCGTGCTCACCAGACGTGAGTACGCGAAACCACGCAAGCCGGTCGGCGAAGAACACCGTCCACGAAATGTGTGACGCCGGCCAGAGATATGAATCGGGCGACGCGCGTGGTGGAGAAACAGATTTCCTCGATGACCTTGGCGACAGGGTCATCCGGAAAATCAAACGGGAGGGATTCACCATGGTTTACCGCAATGAGAAAGGTCAGTTCATTTCTGAAACCGCCGCCATCGCAATGGATCTTCGCTTCTTCATTTCTGAGTGGAAGCGCTGGGCGATCCAGGCACTTCGCAACGGCGACCCAGCCGAAGCAAGCCGTTGCTACGCCGAGATGACTGATTGCCGCAAGAAGCTGAATGCACTCGCAGCATGACCGCATATTTCTGATGCCGCTTCTATGAGGCGGCATTGGAAATCAACGGGAGTCACAAAATGCTCAACATCAACGAAGACGATCTGAAAACCGCAATCGTAGCCAAGGTATCTGATGAGCTTCTCCGCGACGGCGATGACCTTTCCGGCATGGTCGCTGCGGAATTGAAGAAGCGCATCGACAAGATCTTCAACGAGCGTGTGACAGCGCAAATTGAGGCGGCAATCAACGAAACCATCAACGGCTCCTTTGAGCGCGAGTATCGCCGGGTAAATACCTGGGGCGAGCCAGAAGGTCCGGCCACGACAATTCGCAAAGAGCTGGAAAAGACCGTGAACGCTTACTGGTCAGCGAAGGTTGAGCCGCGCACAGGCAAGGCCTCGACGAGCGACTACAACACGGTCACCCGCGCCGAATACATCATGACTCAGGTTTGCGCCGAAGACTTCACGAAGGAAATGACCCAGAGCGTACGCAACGTATCGGGCGCTCTGAAAGACGGCCTGCGCATCCAGCTGGCCAGACAGATGGACACCATGCTGGACGGCCTGTTTCACATCAAAAGCCTGCAAGACCAAGGCAAGGTCGAAAAGCCGTATTGAACAACCAGCGCCACGACAGCCTGTCGAAAACTGCCCGATCCTCTCTACGAGAGCGCATCGGAGGTGATCTTCAGTCCCGAAAGGGTCTAAGGGCGTCGAGCTGTAAGGTCATACCCTGCGAGCCGAAAGGCTGACAAATGCGGCGGGGTTCCGAGCCCTTAGATGGGAGTTCATAGGAAAGGCGGACCTGGCCACAGCACTGAAGATTACCTCCGATGCGGATGCACGCCCAGGCTGATGGGCAGGTTTGAAAACTAACAGTTCCGAGAGTGATCGCTGACCGGCTAAGTACTATTTTATGCCCTTGTGGTACCGGCTCGTAATAACTGGCATTGCGGTAGCCGAAAGGCGCTGACCGCGGCATGACTCTCAACCCGGAGATCAGCACCGGGCATCTGCATCACCCATTCAATAGGTGGCCACTGCCTTCCCAGTGAGCGAACAGACGAGGATCACCATCATGGACTAGCCAATAGCTGCCCGACGCCACATGCGCCCGGCAGGCTTGTACGTAAAGAGGGAAAAGCCCGGTTTCGACTGGGCTTTTTTACGCGCCTCTACCCGTCATCACTCCTCCCCCGCGCCCATCGGCAACCAGCGGGAGGCATGAGTGTTGACGAATACAGGTGAACAACCCGCCACCTTGGAGGCGACCATGAACGCAGCATTGAATATTTGCCAGGAGCGTTACGACGCTCAGTTGCCTCCAGAGGTCAGCGAGAGCGACGAGGTCACGGACTGGCTTGAGCATTCGGCGGAGCGCCTGGTGTGCGGCGTCGACATCAAGTGGAAACGCCGCTACGGCCAGCCGCAGGTGGTGACGTTCGATCGGTTCTGCACCTACCTGCAAGGCGTCCTAAATCAGCGCCAGATTGATGGCCTGGACCAGCGCGACTCATTCGCCCGCCTCTTCCTGTCGTCGATCCTGGGCAGCCAGGCAGATTCACGCGGTCACGCCGCTGACTTGATCGACCAGCCCCGCCCCATCGAAGCCGCCGAGAAGGTCGCCATGGACTTGCTCAGGCCCTACGCCGCCGATGCTGTAGCAGCGGAGCGGGAAGAGGCAGAAGACGACGTGGATGCCGACCTATGAGCCCGCACATCCTCATCGATGAGGCGCTGGAGGCCCTGGAGCATCCTGCCAGCGAGCCCGGCGCCCAGCGCGTCGTCCTGAACATGATCACCAACATGCTCACCGGCAAC